AAGATGCCTGATATGTTAGCTTAAGGACATAATGATGATGAAAAAGGGAAATCCTATGAAAAAGAAGATTGATTTTATTTCTGCTGAAAACGGTGGAATCAAGATGTATGCTGGTGTCGGAAACGTCAAGGGTTGGGCAAAGACTGCAAGTGGTATTGCTTATACGTTGGCCGCTGTTGGTCTTGCCGAAACGTGTTATGGTTCTTCTACTATGGATTTCGCCTCTGAAGAGGGGTTTGAGAATGATGGTGATGCCATGAAGTTGTGGGATGAAGCCATTGCGATTTATAATTGGGAAATAAATGGTGTTGTTTCCTAAAAAAACACTTGACAAAACCTGTTGAGTGTGTTAGCTTGTATGTATGATGTTAATTAATGAGAAAGGTTAAATATGTATTTAAGTCCTCGTAAGAAGTTGTTTGTTGATACCGCTTCAGAAATGTATGGTGCTGGTGCTACTATAAGTAAAAAGGAGATGAAAGAAGCTGCTTTTTCTATTCCTGTACCAGAACCTTATTGGTTTCAAAAAGCATGCAAGGTGGGGTATAATCAGTTTAAGCTTCCTAATGAAGAAGAATATGGTGCTCCTGCTCCTGCTCTTGCTCCTGTTGTTTCAGATGAGGTTGGTACAGTGAATTTGGTTGCGACTAATATGGAAACTCAAAATTTGGTTCCATCCAAGTTTGTGGGCTTTGTTCCTTGGGGTAATTATTCTACTCTAAAGAAGATTGTTTCTTCTAACATGTTTTATCCTGTCTTTGTTACGGGTTTGTCTGGTAACGGTAAGACACTCATGATTGAACAGTTACACGCCGAAGCTAAGAAAGAACTTATTCGGGTGAACATCACCATCGAAACTGATGAAGATGATTTGCTCGGTGGTTTCCGTTTGGTAAATGGTGAAACCAAGTTTGTGCCTGGCCCTGTTGTTGAGGCAATGGAACGGGGTTGCACATTGTTGCTTGATGAATGTGACCTTGGTTCTAATAAGTTACTTGCTCTACAGCCTGTCCTTGAAGGAAACGGTGTTTTCTTGAAGAAAGTTAACAAGTGGGTCAAACCTAAAGATGGGTTCAACATCTTCGCCACTGCCAACACTAAAGGTAAGGGTTCTGAAGATGGTCGTTTTATCGGAACTAACATTCTGAATGAGGCGTTCCTAGAAAGGTTTGCGATTACGATTGAACAGCCTTATCCTACCGCTGCCATCGAAAAGAAAATTGTTCTTGGTTCGATGAAGAAGTACGGTTCGGTTGATGAAGAGTTTGCTTCCAATCTTGTAACGTGGGCAGAAGTAATTCGTAAGACTTTTTATGATGGTGGTGTTGATGAAGTGATTTCGACACGGCGTCTAGACCACATTTCTAAGGCCTTTGCGATTTTCGGTGATAAACTGAAGTCGATGGAACTTTGTGTTGCTCGCTTTGATGAAGATACTAAAGAGAGTTTCCTAGACCTTTACAGTAAAATTGATGCTGGTGTTCTAGAAACAGAAACTACTGAAGAAGAAGTTTCAATGGAAAGTGAGGAACCAGCGTTCTAAAAAAAATAAGTATAGGGGTTGAAATTTAGATTTTAATCCCTATATATAATATACTGATGGCAATTCGTAAGTCCATCTAAGAGAGTTTTGGATGGTTCTCTTAAAAAACCATCCATTTTTGCACTGCCTTATTGGGGTGCTTTAACGCTATCTTGCTTAAATAAAGGAGATTAAAATGGTAAGAAGAAATGCACTGACGTTTGTAGACAACTTTAATAAACTAACCCCGTATGCTGTTGGATTTGATCGTGTTTTTGACACGCTCAATCGTTATGTAGATAACAACGCAACATCTACAGGGTTCCCGCCTTACAATATTCGGAAGGAAGGTGAGTATAATCATGTCATTGAAATGGCTTTAGCGGGTTTCGGTAAGGAAGATATCGAGGTTGAAGTTGCCGACAATACCCTCTCTATTCGTTCTGTAAAGGAGAATTCAGAGGATGAAGACACGGTACAACATCGTGGAATTTCGTACAGGAAGTTTGAACGTAAGTTCACTCTCGCTGATGATATTGTTGTGAATGAAGCTAAGCTGGAAAACGGTATGCTTCAAGTTGATTTGGAGCGAGTTGTTCCAGAAGAGAAGAAACCAAGGCTGGTAACAGTCAAATAATTGGTTTTTATTCGGGGGGAGCCTTGAGTTCCCCCCACTATTTTATGGAGTTATTATGGGATTAAAAACATTTGACACATGGCCAGATGGTAAGACTACGGTGGATAAGGAGCATTGGACTTCTGAAGACCCTGTACCAGATGAGGAGCCACAAACAAATCCAGAAGAAGAACAGGAACTAGGTTTACAGATTGCAATTAGACCTATCAATATGTTCAGTATTATGCGAGCAGAAATTCCTTTAGAAATTGTAGATGAAATTAATCAACATATTGATGATGAAATTTTGCCCAATTCAAAAGATTATAGTGATGGATTAGTAGGGCAATTGAAGAATGATGAGAAGTCTTGTCAAGTAGATTTTCCACTAAACGATAAAGTTGGCGGTATGTTCAAACAGATACTAGACCAATGTGGCACTACATTCTTAAAGTCAGCCTTCCATAGGGATGCTAATGCTGAAGTAATTCAGTGTTGGGTGAACTGTGCTTACAAGGGTGATTACAATCCTTATCATGACCATGGCGTACAAACTATGGCAGGACTATCGGGTTTTCTCTGGACTAAGGTTCCAGAATGTATCGCTGAGAAATCAGCAGAAGTACCAAACATTAATAATGCAAGTGGTGGAGTAGATGGTTTTACCCATCTTGTATGGGGCCAGAATACTATTCGGGATATCCTTCAACTAAAACCACAGACAGAGGAATATGTAAAGCCAGTAGTAGGAACTATGCTTATATTTCCTAATTGGTTGAAACATGCAGTTACGCCTTTCTATGGGGAAGGTGAACGTAGAAGCATCGCATTTAATTGGAATGTACATGATACAGAAACAGAAATGCGAAAGTATATGAGTGAACGTGAGGAAAAACAGTTTGATGAAAAGAAACGTGAAAAATCAGAAAGCTCCTGATTACAAATATGGTGAGGACAAAATTCTAGAAGAATTGAAGTCCTATATTGATGAAACTTATGACCAGCATTATAGTCAGAATAAGTTTCAAGCAACAGAGTTTATTATGGACAGTGGACATGGTGAAGGTTTCTGTATCGGTAACATAATGAAATATGCACAACGGTATGGAAAAAAGAACGGAAAAAACAGAAGTGACTTGTTAAAAGTTGTTCACTATGGTATTATGGCGTTAAATAATCATGATAGGAGTGAAAATGAAACTTAGTAATGAAACGATAAATGTATTGAAAAATTTCAGTACGATTAATCAAAACCTATTGATTAAGGCTGGTAAGTCTATTTCAACTATGTCTGCAATGAAAAATATTGTTGCAAAGGCAGAAGTAAAAGAAGATTTTCCAAAAGATTTTGCAATCTATGATTTGAATGAATTTCTTGCTTCTCTTTCCTTATTCTCAAAACCAGAGTTAGATTTTAATGATGATTTTGTGGTAATCAAAGAAGATGGTAGTAATTCTAAATCATTGCAATATTGGTTTAGTGACCCATCTGTTGTTACAACGCCAAAGTCAGATATTACCATGCCATCTTCTGAAGTAAAGTTTAATTTCAGTAGTGATGTTCTAGGTCAAGTTCAGAAGGCCGCAGCAGTTATTGGTGCGCCTGACATGGCACTTGTAAACGGTAAGTTAAAAGTTACCGACAAAAAGAATGCTACTGCTAATGCATTTGATACTGATATGGATGTTGATGATGGTGGTAAACCTTATAAGTTCTGGTTTAAAGTTGAAAACTTAAAGCTTCTGCCAGGCTCGTATAGTGTAAATGTATCTTCTAAGAAGATTAGTTATTTTAAGAATAACAATGTCAATGTAGAATATTTCATTGCACTTGAACCCGAATCCGCTTATGATGAATAATGTGAGGACACTATATTATGGCAGAAACTTTTCTATGGGTAGAGGAATATCGCCCACAGGATATTGATACATGTATCTTACCAAAAGTTCTAAAAGGACAGTTTACAGAATTTGTACAAAATAATAATGTACCAAATCTGATTTTATCTGGTGGGCCTGGTGTGGGTAAAACCACAGTTGCAAAAGCAATGCTCGCTGAAATGGGTTCTACCCATATGATGATAAATGGTTCTGAAGAATCAGGTATTGATGTACTGCGAACCAAGATTAAAAACTTTGCTTCTACTGTCTCTCTTGATGGTGGACGCAAATATATTATTCTTGATGAAGCAGATTATCTAAATCCACAGTCTACTCAACCAGCCCTGCGTGGGTTCATGGAAGAGTTTCATAAGAACTGTGGGTTTATTCTTACATGTAATTACAAGAACCGTCTGATTGAACCGCTACATTCTCGTTGTGGTGTAGTGGAGTTTCAAATTCCAAATTCAGAAAAAGCAAAACTCGCTGGTAAGTTTATGAAGCGAGTAGAAGAAATTCTGAAAACGGAAGGAATTACCTACGAACCTAAAGTTATAGCAGAGTTAATCAATAAATATTTTCCAGACTGGCGTAGAGTATTAAATGAATTGCAACGATATTCTTCATCAGGAACTATTGATGCTGGTGTTCTATTAGATATATCAGAAGTCAATATAAAAGAACTTATGCAAGCAATGAAAGAAAAGGAGTTTACGAATGTTCGTAAATGGGTTGTTAACAATCTTGACAATGATTCTGTACGCCTTTTACGTTTCATTTATGATAATCTTTATACTTATGTGGAGCCTGGTAGTATTCCCCATATTGTTGTTATATTGGGGGAGTATCAATATAAAGCGGCATTTGTCGCAGACCAAGAAATCAATATGTTAGCAATGCTAACAGAAATTATGGCGAGGGCTAAATTCAAATGATGGGATATCAATTAGTAGATATATATGATAATGTAGTCGAAGACCATGTAGCAGAATTAATCCATACACAAATTAAAGGTTGTGCTTGGAAGTTTGATTATCATTCCAATAAACAAAAACCAAACAAACATTGGCATATTTTTTGTGGTCACGATCCAGAAGAAATAACTAAACTAGGGTTTGATTGGTTATTGCCTATTTGGGAAAGTGCAAAAGCAAAGTATGATTTTGAAGAAAAGTATAAGATAGAATCTTTTAGACGGTTGTATATGAACGCTCACACTCATGGTGTAGAACCACACATACATAGGGATGATGGTGATTTTACTATGATATATTATCCTCGTATTGATTGGGATAAAGAGTGGGGCGGCGGAACCGTAGTATGGGATGAAAATTATGATGTAGAACAACATGTGGCATATAAAGGTAATCGGTTAATGGTATTTCCTGCCCACTGTTTACATTCGGCTCAACCTGTACATAAATGGTGTATGGAACTTAGGACTTGCGTGGTGTTTAAAACTCACGTTGAAGGAGCAAATGTTGACCGACTCGATCACTACAAAAATTGAGTTTTTAGAAAAGATAGGTGCTGATGAGAAAAGTCATAGTTCTAGAACTTTACTAGACCATCTTCTTGGCACCTATAATAAGTTAAAAGAATGGAACGCTCCAAAATATCTACAGGATGCTGGATTGTTCCATTCTGTATACGGCACTTCTTCATTTAAACATCAAAGTACAAATAATAGAGATGCAGTTAGAGATTTAATAGGTGAACAGGCAGAAGAAATAGTGTTTATGTTTTGTTCCACTGAGGCACCAAGAGTAGAAAAATTTAGAAATATGCAAGACGGGCAACTAAAGGCTGATTTGTTACTGTTATCTGAGGCAAACAGTGAAGATATGGTTGAAGCTCGTCAGGACGATAACTTGGATTTTTATAATGTATGAATTGAAGGATTATCTTAATTCTATAAACTATACAAAAGAACACCTTTTGGATAGTGAAGATGAACAGTGGGAAAAGAAATACCCGCCCTTTATCATTAATAAGTGTGTGGCACCCTTTCCAGACACTATATTGTTGGTCAATGAACTTAACCAACTACATCATGTAGATAAGAAACTACAATATGATTTTTTACTAAATAGTCTTAGGTCAAGGAAAAGGTATACTCCTTGGATGAAGGCGAAGAAATTAAAGAATCTAGAGTATGTTAAAGAGTTCTATGGATACAACAACGAAAAGGCAAAGATTGCTCTTGATATACTAACTGATGAACAAATTTCTGCCATAAAACAAAAAATGATAAAGGGTGGAAAAAATGGAAGAGATTAATTGGAAACAAGAGCATATGCTAGAGGTTCAGTTAAATGAACCAGATGATTTCTTAAAGGTAAGAGAAACACTTTCTCGTATAGGTGTTGCTTCTCGCAAAGAACGCAAACTTTACCAATCCTGCCATATCTTACATAAGCAAGGTCGATACTTCATAGTGCATTTCAAAGAATTATTTGCACTTGATGGTAAACGGGCTAATATTACAGAAAATGATATTGCTCGTAGGAATACTATTACGAACTTGCTAAAAGATTGGGGATTAGTAACTGTTATAGGCGAAATGGGTGAACAAGCACCTCTAAGTCAAGTTAAGGTTCTATCGTTCAAAGAAAAGAATGAGTGGGAACTTGAAACCAAATATAATATAGGTAAGAAAAAAGAAGGCTAAATAATGGAACAGTTCAAGTCTTTCATAACTGAAGAAAAGACCGAAGACTATAAAGTTGTAATCCTTTCGGTAGAGCATGGTGATAAAGCTATCACTGCTAAACGTATGAAAGAGGAAGCCAATAAACTTGGATTGTCTCATTATATTGTTGGTATGGATGGTTCTCATATTGAGTTCAATAATGGGACATACACTATTCATGAAGTCGGTGATGAAAAAGGATTTGAAATTGCTCCTAGTGATACTGTAGTTTTTATACGAGGCACACCCACAAAAGATAGTTCCTTAGACGTAATTTCTGAATTAGAGAAGATAGGTATTTGTGTTGTAAATAGTAGAACCACTATTTCTACAGCTGCAGATAAGTATCGTACATATATTAAATTAAAAGACTACGGCCTTACTCAACCAAAAACAGAATTAATTCCTAATGAGGAAACACTAGAAATCGCTGTAAATAATCTTGATACTAAGTTCCCTATCATAATGAAAACTTTGAGGGGTTCTAAGGGCGTTGGTGTTCTCTTCATTGAATCAGAACGAGCATTAACTTCAATTGTTCAGTTGATGTTTAAGACAGATTCTAGTGCAGACTTACTTATTCAAGAATACATCAAGAGTGAATTTGATGTTCGGGTAATTGTCCTTGGTGGTGTAGTAATTGCCACAATGCAAAGAGAAGTAGTAGAAGGTGACTTTAGGTCAAATGTTTCTCAGGGTGCAAAAGTAAAACCCTATAAATTAACAGAGTTAGAAGTAGAGCAATCTCTACTTGCAGCTAAAGCTTTAGATGGAATGTTAACTGCTGTTGACTTTATTCCATCAAGCAATCCTAAATCAATTCCCCCCTATATTCTAGAAGTGAACAGTTCGCCTGGCACAGAGGGCATAGAGGAAGCAAATAAGAAAAATATTGTAAAGGATATTTTAG